TATAGTTAGCAATGTCGAGGTCCCCATCAGGAACTTCAATGAAGTCACCTGGGGGAGCAATCAACCCATTATGAGTGAAAGTAATCGCTCCCGTTTGATCGTAATAAACTCTCATGATTAGCCCCAATTTCCCATCGAGTGATGTGCATAATATATAGTTTCGCCGTAGGCACCGCTGTAGGCCAGTTTAGGAGTGACGCCGCTTACAAATGAAGCGGAGCTTGCCCCGTTTAACCAGACTTGATGACCTTGCCCGTAAACAGCAGTCAATCCTGTGCCGGACGTTCTAGTCAGGGTCCACAACCCACCACCCAAATTCGGAAATGGCTGTTCGGCATAACTTGCTACGAACGTCCCTACCGAAGTTGGAGCCAGGGGAACAACATCTGCCTTAAGGTCCTGGGCGACTGACCAGAAGTATCGTGCATAGCCAGCATTGCCTGGATTACCAACTATCTGGGAGCCTCCACCCGCTCCACCACCACCAATCGTCACTTCAATACTGGGGTTAGTCCAGCTAGAAACATCAATTGCAACTGTGCTTACATAGCCACCATTGCCCCCTGCATAAGTGTATTCATTGTAGAAATACTCATTACCTCCATCAGAGCCTATATACCTTGAGTATGTACGAGTTTTACCTGCGCCAGCGCGACCATAGTTACCGAAGGCAGTGGCGTAAGACGGCTGGTTGTTCGGAGCAAGTGAACCACCACCACCACCACCACCTCCTGCATTATATGTCGTAACAAGCACATTGTTGTTATACAGGCGTACCTGTGTAGTACCTCCTGAGCCCCCGACACCAGCACTACCCACGTTATTGCCGGGGGCACTGTTCCAACCTGCGCCACCTCCGCCTCCACCAATCATGTCAACGCTTACGGTTTTTGTGCCAGCAGGAAGGGCTGTTCTTCCAAGGTTTGATGCTACTCCCACAGCAGTAGGCATTGACGCACCACTGACATAGTGGTTCGCGTTCAAGAGCCGCAGACCATCTTGAGAACTCAACTTCAGGCGTTGGTTTCTACCTGCACCAGAGGTTCGACTGGCAGCAAAACCAAACTCGCCTCCGTCAACACCAAAGTACAATCCATCTTGGTTATCTTCATTTACAGAGGATTTTTGATACCGAAGTCCGGCCGCCTCTTGAATTGTCAAAAGCGCGTTTACATCAAGATACTCTGCTGAAATGCGACCAGCGTTGAGCCATTCTACGTTCATTTTATCAGCGGTGATCACACCATCTGCAATCATCACAGCGTCTGTTGCTTTGCGAATGGACATTCCACCAAAGATCACTTGGATCCCATCCAACGTAGATCTGCTGGAAACGCCTCCACTTACTAAAGCCATACTTGCTGGAAGGCCATTTACCGCATCTGGGATAGTAATGGTTTCTTTGATTTCTCTCCAACCTGACTCGTCTGCTAACCAAGTCGCACCAAACTGTGCGTACTCACTGGCATTGGAAGCATAGTTGGTAACCCGAAAACCCAGGTAAGCGTCCACAGGGCTGCTCCCAGGTGCCTTGTAGACCCAGGCTTTAACTAAGTAGGTCTCGCCGGGGAGTACGTCTATGCTATCGGCTGTGCTCGGTACAGCGAAGCCTTTGCTAGTATTCATGAACTCTTGGGCAACACCAGTAACCGTGCTCAAGCTTAGGCCCGAAGATACTGGGTCAGCTGCGTTAGATGAAACCCAAAGACTTTGAGACACCACCGGTGTGTCAAATGACCAGTTGCCCAGAAATTTCCCATTGGGGTCATTCACATGGTTGGTGAAGTCTCCAATCACAAGCTTGTTGGCTGAAACTGTCCCTTCCAGAAGAATGTTGTCTGCGTTGATCTTTACCGCGGATCCTGAGCCACCGATGTCATCCCAGGCCACAATCTCAAAGCTACCAACTCCCCCTCCGGCTACAGCCTGCACAGCATATGTGCTTGCGGCTTTACCATTGAGGCTTACGAGGGCTGCCGAGTTGACCTCTACATCTGCGGACACGCTACCGATGGAGGCGTTCAAACTCATGTCGAAAGAAGCTATGGCCTGACCAACCTGAGCGTTAGTCAGATAATTCGTAGTTAGATCTGCTTGTGTTGCTTGTGCAAAAACCAAGGTTTCGTAGATAGATCCGCCAGTTCCTTCCAGAGAAGATTTCAAAGCTTGTGTCGCTAGTGACATAGCTTGGTCTGCTTCTGCTACTGTGTAGTAGTTTTGATCTAAAAACGCGTTAAGCCCAGAAAATGAAGCATTTAGGCCCAAGTCAAAAGAGCTGATAGCTTGATCGACTTGCGTGGATGTTAGGTAGTTGGTCGTAAGGTTTGATTGCGTTGCTTGTGCGTAAACCATATTAGCGTGAATGGATCCACCAACTCCTTCCAAAGATGATTGAAGGGATTGTGTCGCCAGTGATATGGCCTGATCTGCATCAACTGTTGTGTAGTAGTTTTGAATCAAGAAAGAGTTCATATTAGCAATAGAGGCATTAAGTGACGTATCAATTGCAGTTATTGCACTTTCTACCTGAGTGCTCGTTAGATAGTTAGTAGTCAGGTTAGCATTTGTGGTAGCAAGATTTTCTTTTGTGGTAGAGAATGAAGCGTTTAAGTTCATGTCAAACGAAGCAATAGTCTGGCCAACTTGAGTGCCTGTCAAATAATTTGTAGTTAAGTTTGACTGAGTTGCTTGAGCATAGGCCATGGCCTCGTAAATAGAGCCGCCAGTTTCTTCTAAAGAAGATTTTAGAGCCTGTGTGGCTACTGATGTAGCTTGATCTGCATCGACTGTTGTGTAGTAGTTTTGAATCAAGAAAGAGTTCAGATTATCAATAGAGGCATTAAGTGACGTATCAATTGCAGTTATTGCACTCTCTACCTGAGTACTTGTTAGATAATTAGTAGTCAGGTTAGCATTTGTAGTAGCAAGGCTCTCTTTTGTGGCAGAAAATGAAGCGTTCAAATTCATGTCAAAAGAGCTAATAGCTTGGTCAATTTGTGTAGATGTCAAATAGTTTGTCGTTAAGCTTGCCTGTGTTGATTGCGCATAGGCCATGGCCTCGTAGATAGATCCATTAACCCCTTCTAAAGAGGATTTTAGAGCCTGTGTAGCTACTGACGTGGCTTGGTCGGCAGCCACTGTCGTGTAGTAGTTCTGATCCACAAGTGCACTAAACCCAGAAAATGAGGCATTCAAATTTAAGTCAAAAGAGCTAATAACTTGGTCAATTTCTGTAGATGTAAGGTAATTTGTCGTTAAGCTTGCCTGTGTTGATTGCGCATAGGCCATAGTGGCATAAATAGATCCATTAACCCCTTCTAGAGAGGATTTCAGGGCTTGCGTAGCCATTGACGTGGCTTGGTCTGCATCGACTGTTGTATAATAGCCCTGAACCAAGACAGAATTCAGATCACCAATAGAGGCGTTAAGTGCCGTTTCAACTGAAGCGATTGCACTATTTATCTGAGTTCCCGTAAGGTAATTAGTTGCTAGGTTAGCGTTTGTATCTTCAACCAGAGCCATAGTGTTAGAAGTGTAGGCATTAAGTGACATATCGAATGCACTAATGGCTTGGTCAATCTGAGTTCCGGTAAGATAATTTGTTGCTAAATTTGCTTCGGTTGCGGCAAGACTTTCCGCTGTAGTAGAAAACGAGGCGTTTAAGTTCATATTGAAAGATGCGACAGCCTGTTCGACTTGCGTAGATGTCAGATAATTTGTTGTTAGGTTTGCTTCTGTTGCTTGCGCGTAAGCCATAGTATCGTAGACAGATCCACCAACCCCTTCCATAGAGGCCTTAAGGGCTTGTGTGGCCACTGACACAGCCTGATCTGCGGCAACGATCGTGTAATAATCTTGAGCCAATAAAGAGTTTAGCCCAGCAAGAGAGGCTTCGTATTCCACTCTCAAACCAGACACCATAGCACCAGTGTCTGTCATCACTTGGTCAATACCTGCAAGCAATGTAGGCTTGTCAAATCCGGCAAGGTGATTAGCGACAAAACTATTTGCTGCACTAACCTGTTCTTGCACCCCAGCAAGGGAAGATTCATATTCCGCTCTTAAACCAGAAACTGTAGCGCCTGTGTCCGTGATAATTTGGTCGATGCCTTCGATCAACGTAGGCTTGTCAAATCCAGCAAGGTGATAGGCAATGAGGTTATCTGCTGCATTGACCCGGTCTAGCACCACCCCCTGCATGGAGTTAAGCATGGGTAGCGTGATGTCCATAACCCCATCTACGGCACTGAGAATCTCAGTCCTTACCAAAGTGACCTGATCCGACACGTTTTGAATGTTGGATACTTCAATATTTACCAAAGCTAAGGCAGAACCAACAGAGGCGTTTACTTCCCCCATAATATTGTTTTTTACAGCAACACCAAAAGACACATCTCGGGCATTAAGGTTTGTTTGTAGCTCAGCACGCAGCTGGTTTCTTAATGCAATAATCTCATTAGTTACGCGCTGGTTAATATCATAAAGCTGGCTTAAGGCTGAGTAGGACCGGGTGTTTGCCACCTCTGACGCAGAGAAGTTGACAGCTAGGCTGACAGTATGAGCATCCAGCTTATCCCCAAATTCCTGTACTTTGTTCGACAACAAAGCAGAGGTTGATGCCTGCATGTTTTCCAGCTGAGCAACGTCCTGTTGGATTGCGGGCAGAGTAACCGCATCAGTGGTGTTGGCCCAAGCCAGAAGGTCATTTGTTAGCATCAGACCCAACCTCCAATCACAAATCTAGCGTGATCTTCACTAGAAGTGGTTTGCAACAAGTCTTCAAATTGGACCATCTGGAGGACGTTTTCATATGCTGCATTTAGAGACTGAGACTTCATCATGTTCTCTTGGCCGTTCATAGACCCATAAACCCGAGCCGCTACTTTGAGAACCAAGGCTTCTTCCAGCACTGGAGCCAAGAAGATTTCTCCATCTAAATCCACCGGCAGATTGATCGTGGGGTGGTTGAGTTGTATCTCAACAAGCAGCAGCTCATCTTGCGCCGGCTCCCGAACATAAATTTCATCATAAGCTAGGGTCTTGATTGCGCCTTCTCTGGTGTCGTCGTTGATCAGCAAATCAACATCAGCCAGTACACCCCCCTCTAAGATCCTACGAATTGAAAGGATCTTAATGATGGGCGTCAGGAACGGTGTGCTCACAGTGTCAATGATGTGGCGTGGCATGGTGTTGTTTGGTGTGGTGTCGTTGACAGCATGCGTCGGGTGGATCCGATACTTCTGGATCTCCCCATCAAGCTTAACCACAACGTAGTCTTTACGGTGAGCAAATCGGCTGTACAGGTTCGTCAGAGCCTGCTGTGTGTGGTAGATTAGCTTTGGTTGGTTCTGCTCTGCAATGCTTCCTGAACCGTCATCACCAAGTGTTAGGTTGCTCAACTCGCCATAGGAGAGTTGGGAGAAGAGTTCGCTAATTTTCATGGTGTGTACTCCAGCGAGTTATGTAGGGAAGGGGCATTCGGCCTCAGACAATGTAAGACGATAGTCCACTCAGATCCGTATCGCTTGAATCTTCGTATTCCCAAGGTCCTTCGGCCGTCTGGGCCAGTGGAGCGGCCTCGCTGGGCTTCCAGGGCTTAAGGTACATCAGCATGGAGATCGTGTCTAGGAAGTCGTCATGTTTGCTTTTGAATCCGGTAATGGACGCCATGGTGACTTCTTCAAGCATCTCTCCCATGATCTTGCCTAGCTTTAGCTCGTCAGGGAAATACATCTTACCTGCTTTGAACAAAGGTAGGACCAAGTTAAACCGGGACATCTTATCAGCTTCAGGAGCAATTCCCGGCTGCCCGTTCTTACCATTGGCAAAGTTGAACCAAATGTTTCGGCTCATCATCTCTGATTGGATCCAGTTGATGAAAGCACCTTGTTGGCCAGAGATCTCGATACCCACTGACTGTGGGGAGTATTCCTGAACCAACCTAAAGAGGTCGTCAATGTTCTTATCCATGGTCTGCTTAGTGGCGATGCCGTCTACCCAGAACCAATCCCCATTGGCGTTGTAAGCCCACACAGAAATGACCGATAAGTCATTGTGCTGCTTTGCTTTTGTGGCAAAGTCTGTGGTCACATAGAAGTTGAACCGGCTCTTATTAGACAGCAAGCTAGTCCGCTTGTACCACCGGATCTCTGCATCTTGGACCAGGCGTTCTTCCTCGGAGGTAATTCTAAGCATAAGTTCCTGCTGAAATGCGGAGAGGGTCCCTGTCAGGACTGCGCTCTCGTATTGCTCTTTCACGTAGTCATAGGAGAACCGGTCATCCCAAGAACCCCTGAACTCTTCGCGTGTGCATGGGAATTTTTCACATACCGGCCATACGTTCACATGCCAACCACCAGACTCGACTGCTGAGTAAAGCACATCGTTCTTATTGAAGGGTGTACCGTTAAAGACAATCTTGCGACGTGTCGGATCCAAGGCAAAATCCACACCTTTGTAGACTGTGTTTGAAATACGAGTCATTGCCGCGGGAGAGTTGGAGTCGTCATCACTAACCAAGTCATCCAGCACCGCAAGCACCGGCCGCTTACCATCAATCTTGGTTCCCCGAAGACCAGTTTTAGCCCCGAACATTTTCATTCCAAATCGGTTGCCGTCTTTGGATACAAACTCAATGAAGTTCTCTGTGAAGTGAGCGTTGGGTAACCACTCTTGTAGGAAATCCGAGCTGTCATACCTAAATTCCATGTTCTGCCGTGCAGACTTCACACCGTTGTCCATTGAGTCAGACACGTAGATCATGCTTGGGACTTTACCAAAGCCGTCGATCTCTCCAAAGACGCCCAAGTAGGGAGCCAAGTATTCCACCATCAATGTAGTTTTACCTGCGCCTCGATGGCACAAGTTGGCTATGTTCTTTTTTAGGCCTGAGATGTCATCGAGCATGGCAAGGTGGAACACGGGAGTCTTGTGTTGCTCACCTTCTTGACCGTTTACCAGCTTAATGAAGTTCATAAATTTCAGGGAGAAAGCTGTGGGCATGTACAGCCCGGAGTTCAGTTCCTGATAATCCACTTGGTTCAGCCAGTCATCAACCGGCTGCCGGATTCTACCAGAGCTATTCAAGATGGACTGTAGCGCGATCTCTCCGTGCTCAGCTTCTGAGATCTGCCGAGGCGTACCCATGAGGCTTACCCTTTGTACCGGTCATCAGTACCAGTAGCACGTTCCTCATAGGCTATCAGGAAAGATAGGCAGGCTAAAGCATGCCAGAGGTGAGAGTGTTTTGTCTCTAGATCCAAGCAGCCAAACAAGAAGCTCTGTGGTGTAGGCGCCCTGCCAGCCCACCATGCCCACATGTGACGCATCATGGCACCAAAGCATCGGGACCACTTCATACCGGCCGCCCAGTTGTGTTCTGGGTACTTGCCACCTTCTTTACAGGCATCCCCTAAGATGGTTCCGAGAGCAAACAGGACTTCTGCGGGAACCAACTCGATACGGCACTTCCCCTTGTCCAGTTTGAAGCCCGGTACTTGGGTAACTTTCATTGGGTCAGAAAAATCTTTATTTGGTGTTGGGGTGTTCATCATTGCCGCCCTTGGTTGATGTGGTTTGATGTGGTGTGGTGTTCTTACTGTATTAGGTAGAAAAAGCGAGTTTTATTTACACCCACACCGCCGCTGTATTCATGGCCAGAACCTCGGTAGAGCGTCTACTGGGGCTTGGTAGGCCACACAACATTGAACGGGAACCCAGCTTGATCTGTTACATCGCGCAGGGCTTGACGGTACGTTGTCATTGCCTCGCTCATGGTGTTGTCGCTTAACGCTTGCCAGTCTGTTGCTTGCAGAAACTCGTCTCGG